TACTGCAACATGAGGATGTTGTCAAAAATCTTGCACATGTTCATAATCATATTGGTGTACTTAAAGTTCTAAAACCACAAAACATTATAGAACTTGCAGAAGTATTAGCAATCATTCGTCCAGCAAAAAGACCTCTCTTAAATGAGAGTAAAGAAAAAATTAAAAAAGAAGTATGGGTAAAACCAACTGATGGTTCATATTATTTTAAAAAAGCACATGCGATTGCATATGCTGTTAGTATCGTTGTACAACTTAATCTATTTTGCGAACAAGTTGAACAGAACGCCTCTTAATTCTCTTTTGAATTATATTCGATAAACTAGTTTCAGGTCCCCATAACACTTCACAGTCTTTAGTATTCATGTTTAGAATACATTCACTGAAAGGCTCAATTTGAGAACGAAGAAAAAGGTTTATAGGAATTAGTCTATTCGATTCCCACCACCATTGTTCACCAAGTTCAATGAAATGCTTTCTAGCCTCTGCGGACTCTAGCAGTTCAAAGTTGTACATTGACGTTATAGTAGCATCACTGTTAATTATGATTCCAAGATATTCAGTGTATTCCTTTTTATTGCCATATTTGACACAGGAAAAGAACGGATAGTTTTCTTGGAGCCATTGTATTTTATCTTCGTCTATCATAAAATATATTTATGCAATCTGGAATTCGTCTTCTGGAAGATAAATACATATATGATAAACTTTAACTTATACCAATACACACGAGAAATAGAAGTTGTTATGCAAGATGGCGACAACAATGCAACTATGACTCAATTCCTGGGGAATATGCCTATGTATGATACTACACACAAACTACACAAGGGTATTGATAATACTCTTAGATTTAAATTTAGAGACACAGATAGAAAGTCTGTAGACCTTACTGGAAAAACAGTTATATGGAAAATGTATGACCGACAATCCAGAGAGAATGTTCTCTTTAGATATCTTACAGTTACAAATGCAACCAAAGGAATGGCTACAGTTTCAATACCAACATCAGATACAATCATGCTCCCAGAAGGATTTTATCAATATGCGATGTATACAGTTGAAAATGGTGTAGAGCAAATCATTTATACAGATACAAATGATAATGCTCATGGTGTACTTGAAGTATTAGATGATGTTTATCCTACTTTTTCGGATTCACAACAAACAACTACTTTCTTTAATGATGGTACAAATTTCGTTTCTTCAGTGTTTGACGGAGCAGGTGATACAATCAAATCAAAATCACTACATACGTTTGCGGTTTACTATACAGGATTTACAGGAGTTTTAAAAATACAAGGTGATTTAAGTGAACAAGCAAGTTCATCAGATAATGACTGGTTTGATTTAACTCCATCACTTATGTATGACCCATCTATTACGATTAATAATGAAACTGGTGTACAAGGTTATGTTATTCAAGCAAACGTTAACTGGCTTAGAATTACATACCCAAATACAGCATCAGGTACAGTAGATAAGATATTACTAAGAAACTAATTAACCTATTGACATTTGTGTTCCATTGGTGTATTATAAGTACATGGAACTACAACAAACTGTTTATCAATTCATTCCCGGTAAGACAAGACAAAGTTCAGGCGGTTGGCTGAGTTTTAATTGTCCGTGCTGTATCGACCAAGGTGAAACTAGGTCAGATACTAGAATGAGAGGTGGGTTGAAAAACGAGGGCGAGTTAGTATCATATCATTGTTTTAATTGTGGTATTACAGCATCTCATAGAAAAGGTCAAGTCATAAACAAGAATTTTGTTAAGTTTATGAGATTACTTGGTGTTCCTGAAAGTGAGATAAAGAGACTACAGATTGAAAGTATCCGAGAAAAAGAATTATCAGAAGGTCCGTGGGTGTTTAAATCAAAAACTCAAACTACAAGAATACCATCATTTCCTGGAATGGAGTTACCTGAAAATTCCGAAACATTGGATGATATACTAAATAAAGATACCCCACCTGAAGGTGCGATTATGGCGGCAAAATATCTACTTGATAGAGGTGTTTATGATTTTGTTGATACATATTGGAGTAGTTCGTTTGGATTTAAAAATCGAATCATATTTCCATTCACACAAGGTGATAGAATTGTAGGTTACACAGGCAGAGACTTTACAGGCAAATCAGAGTCTAAGTATATGACGAAGCAACCAAAGAATTTTTTATACAATTCTGATAAGATTAGAGAAGATAAAGAATATCTGATTGTAGTTGAAGGAACAATAGATGCGGCAGTCTTAGACTGTGTTGCAATAATGAGCAACGAAGCATCACAGAATCAGATTGATTACATTAATCAGTTCAAAGGGGAAGTTATCGTATGTCCTGACAGAGATAACGCTGGTAAGAAGTTGATATATCAGGCACAAGAAAATGGTTGGAGTGTTTCATTTCCAACTTGGCAAGAACATATTAAAGATGCGGCAGATTCAGTAAAAGAGTACGGAAAATTATATACTCTGAAATCGATTATTGATGGTCGTATAAGTAACAGTACAAAAATAAGTGTAAAAACACGCATAATGTAAAGCAGGAGCATTAATACAATATGAAAAATAAAGAAATAAAAATTAACGTGATACCAGAGCCAAAAGACGCGCCGACACCACCACCGATGCCTCCTATGCCACAGCCACCAACTCCACCAAAACAACCTGGAGAATTCTTAAGAGAAAATGGTGTGTTACATATGGACAAAGAATTTAACCAAGATAACTGTATGCCATTAGTAAAAATGATAATGGAATATAATTTGATGCCCACAGATAAGGCACCAGAAATTATTCATTTATATATCAACTCTCCTGGTGGTTACGTAGATAGTTGTATGCATCTTATTGATGTTATTAAACAATCTCGTATTCCAGTTTACACATACGGAATGGGGTCAATTGCATCCTGTGGTGTTATGCTTATGATGTCTGGTGTAAAAGGGCATAGATATCTGACACAGAATACGGCAGTTATGTCACATGAATTTAGTGGCGGAACTCAAGGCCAGTACCATGATATGTTAGATGCACATGCTCACATGGAATGGACAAATCAAAAATTGATGGAACATTATATCAAATGTACTGGAAAGAAAGAGAATTACATTCGTAAGCACTTATTGGCACCAAAGACAGACCATTGGCTAACTCCTGAAGAAGCAGTTAAGCATGGGATTGCAGACCAACTTATAGAAACATATTAACTTTCTATTGACAAATGAATCAGTATATCGTATAATAATATTTAACATCATTAATAGGAAATAAATGTCAGAAGTAAAAAACTACTCTCCGGACTTGCAGAAGTTGTTTGTTCAATTTATGTTGACAGACCCACAGTTGTTTACTAGGGTAATGGGCATCATTGATGAGCGTCACTTTGATAGACCTAACCGTGATATTGTGGGTTACCTAGTTAATTATTCTGAAGAATATTCTACTATGCCATCTGTTGAACAGATTAAAGCAGAGACAGGTCAAGAGATAGAATTACTAGAAGACATAGCAAAGCATAGTGATTGGTTTGTTGATGAGTTTGAAACATTCTGTAGACACAAAGCAATTGAACGAGCAATCGTTAATAGTGCTGATTTACTTGAAGAAGGTAAATATGGTGAAGTAGAAACAACTATCAAAGAAGCAGTTCAGATTGGACTAGCAAGGTCTTTAGGTACTGATTATTTCCATGACCCTAGAAAAAGACTTGAAGTTCTAAAAGACAACAATGGACAAATCACTACAGGTTGGAAAGACTTAGATGATAAACTTTACGGCGGTATTAATCGAGGTGAAGTAACTATCTTTGCTGGTGGTTCTGGTTCTGGTAAATCTTTGTTCATGCAGAATATGTCATTGAACTGGGCAGAAGCAGGTATGAATGTTGTCTATCTTACTTTAGAATTGTCAGAAGAATTATCTGCAATGCGTATCGATGCAATGGCAACAGATAAGAGTACTAGACGTATCTTTAAAGAACTAGATGATGTTGAGTTGAAAGTGAAGACTATCGGTAAGAAATCTGGTATGCTTAGAATTAAGTATATGTCTTCAGGTTCGACAATCAATGATGTCCGTGCTTATCTAAAAGAACTTCAAATCGTTACAGGAAAAAATGTAGATTGTATTTGTATTGATTACTTAGACCTATTGATGCCGGCAACGAAGAAAGTTAATCCAGGTGATTTGTTTATCAAAGACAAGTACGTCACAGAAGAAATTCGTAACTTTGCAATGGAATCTGAAACAGTTGTAGTGACGGCATCTCAGTTAAATCGTTCAGCAGTAGAAGAGGTCGAATTTGACCATTCTCACATTGCTGGTGGTATCTCTAAAATTCAAACTGCTGATAATGTTATTGGCATCTTTACTAGTAACGCAATGAGAGAACGTGGCCAATATCAATTACAATTATTGAAGACAAGAAGTTCTAGTGGTGTTGGTTCTAAGATAAATCTAGTATTTGACAGAGATAGTTTACGAATTAGTAATTCAGACTTAGAAGACGATGATTTAGCAGTTGGTTCAAATGATTCACAAACTGCTAAAATAATGGATAAATTAAAGAATTCAACTACAGTAACAAAGAATGACACAGATTCTGCTATTCCACCAGAGAAAACAGAGTCAGCAATGAGTCTCCGAGCAATGGTTAAGTCTAAAAAGGCTAGTCCATTTGATGATAATTGATAAATACTGGTAGGAGAATTATTTTATGACTAGTAAGAAACCACGTAGAAGTCTGTTCGAAGAGTTAAACTCTATGGCGATTTCTAAAAATGAACCAGAGAGATTTGTCGAACAAAAAGGCGAACATATCATTTCTGGTGCAATTAATTTAATTGAATTCATTCACCGTGAATTCGATGATGATATTGCTGTGGACTTAACAAAACGTCTTGTTAATAGCATTCGTACTGGCGACATGAGAAAATTCAAAAGAGGAATAACTCATGCGAAACGAAAAGATGAATCTTAAGCAACAACTAGAAGAGTTGAAAGTCTTAGCAGGTATCTATAAGCCATACCAAATGGAAGATAGTACGCAAGAGAATATTTCCTATACGGGTACTGAAAAATCTAAGTATCAAAAGAAACATAAAGTAGAACCAGGAACAAAAGAGTGGTTCAAGTTATGGTTTTCAAAACCTTATATGACAGGTGAAAACCCATACGGGAAGAAATGATATGAAAGTTAGAGACATATTAGGCGCAGGCTTAGAAAGAAGATTTAGAGGTCCAAGAAAGCCTCGTCATAAACAAATTGGTTTTCATCAGAAGATGAAGAAACTTCTGGACAAAGCACTTAATGAAGAAGGTGCTAGAATTCAGCATTTAGAAGACTTAATTATCTGGGATGGTTCAGTCGGTGGTCAAAAAGCAATTGCAAAACTGCATCAAGTAGAAACTTCTCCAAAATCAATAAGCATTAAATGGGATGGCTCACCAGCCGTTATCTTTGGTCGCAATGAGAATGGTGAATTTGTTCTTACAGACAAAAGTGGATTTGGTGCTAAAGGTTATAATGGCAGAGTAACAAGTGCAGATGCGTTAGGCGATATGTTTAACAATCGTAAAATGAGAGACCCATCACCCGAGAAAGTAGCAGACAAAGAAGCGTTTGTTAATAATATGAAAACTATATGGGATAAAGTAGAAAGCGTTATACCTGCGGATTTCAGAGGATACTTACACGGTGACTTGTTATGGTTCTCAACTCCACAAT